TGGGGATCAAAGAATGGAGATAAGGTAGACGCAATACTTGGTTTCTTTGAGAAAACTTGGCCAGCATTACTTGCCGTTGGTCTATTATTTTTTACTGGTCTCAGCGGATTTATTGGAAAACTAATTGGATTAATTGTTGGATTTATACCAAGATTACTAGGACTTGCTGGACAAGTTATTAAAGGAGTAGTAGGATTAGCAAAGTTTGTTGTAACGAATCCAATATTAGCACCTGCCTTAGCTGGTGCTGCTTTGTTTTCAGCAGGTGCTCTTATTCCTAAACTATTCCCAGATACTGTTGACGCTGAGGAGAAAAAAACTGAGGCAGCACCTGGCACTAACGAAGAAAAAATCAAAGCACTTGAGGAACAGAAAGCAAACCTGAATCCCCTTGAGAGATTACAGGGTGTTGGTGCAGAGATTGATGAGCAGATTGAGTTCTTAAAGACTGGAGAGACTGCACAATATGGTAAAAAATTTAACAAAGGTGGTATAGTTCCTGGATCAGGAAATACTGATAGTGTACGCGCAATGCTTACTCCTGGTGAGTTTGTTATGAGTAAGGGTGCAGTTCAGCAGTATGGACTGGATACTATGAAGTCCATGAATGCTGCTGGTGGTGGTACTAATATTCCTATGGTATCTGATGGCGTCACATATGCAGCAGGTGGTGGTGAAATAGCAGATCCTAATGAAAAACTAAAACCAAATGATGAACCAAAGAATAGACCAAAGGGTGATCATAGTCATGAGTTGAGTCACATAGTTGGACTTGATAAGGTAGGTGGTATGGTATCAAAATTTGCCAAGAGTTCACTTGGTAATATAATGATGCCTGGTGTAGGACCTGCTCTTTCAATAGTTGATACTTTGATGGGAGGAGGAAAAGCACAAGCAAGAGAACTGTCAGATAGAGAGAAGTTTGATAAAACTTCTACCGGTAGTGGAACACTAGTTTCTGGTAGTGGACAAATAGGCAACCCAGCACCTGCAGCAGCACCTTCTACATCTACATTTACATCTACACCTGCATCTTCTACAACTACATCTACACCTGCATCTTCTACAACTACATCTACACCTGCATCTACACCTGCATCTTCTACAACTACATCTACACCTGCATCTACACCTGCATCTACACCTGCATCTACACCTGCATCTTCTACAACTACATCTGCAACTACATCCGCACCTGTAACTGCAGTACCAAAGACACCTGCTGTACCTTCTTCTACTACAACAAAGCAACCAAAGGAGAAGGATAGAGGTTTGCTTAGCATGTATCAAGGTTACATGGATGCTATGACTTTTAATATGTTTGACTTTGATGGACTGGGTAGACCTGAAGACAAAAAGGGACCTGTCAATGATAAAGATAAAGCAAGAGAAGGTGCTGATGGTGAAGAAAAAGAAGAATCTGGTAGCACCCTGAGTGAAACTCAACAGAAAGCACTTCAGGTTCTTGCAAAGTATGAGTCTGGAGCAGCAGGATATGATGCTGTCAACCAAATTGGAACGAAAGGTGGTAGAGGTGTTAAGGGATTCTCTGGTGACATTAAGAAAATGCCTCAACATAAAGGAAGATCTCTAACAGATTTTACTATTGCTGAGATTAAACGACTCCAATATGATGATAAGTCTATGTCAGATCAGCAGTGGATACAAGCAGGAAAACTTCATGCTGTTGGCGCATATCAGTTCATTGGCAATACCCTTCCTGGAGTTGCGAAAAGAGCAGGAATACCTGATACCGCTAAGTTTACTCCTGCGGTCCAAGATTTGATGGCACTGCAGTTAATGAAGGAACGTGGCATTTCTCCTTGGGTTGGTCCAAGTGACAAAGCAACTGCTGCTGAAAGAGCAATTGTAGAGGCAGCAAGAAGAGAACCAATATCATATGACAAGACCTCTGGTGGAGGTGCTATTAAAACATTTGGTGGCAGTACAGGTTCATTTACCCCTGCTGGTCCTGGCGGAAGTGCTCCTGGTCCTGGCGGAAGTGCTCCTGGTTCTGGTGGAAGCACTCCTGGTCCTGGTGGTGGATCAACTGGTAGATTCCAGTCTCCTGGAGGCCCAGGATCCGTTGGCAGTAAAACATCCTACGGAGACTATCTGAAGAACTTATATGGTAAGAAGAAGTCTACACCATCTACTTCTACTACACCTAAAGGTAAGTCTTCTGGAGGTTCAGGATTTGTTGGTGGCAGTAAAACATCAAAACCAGAGGATCTGCAGAAACCATCTGGGAAGAAGTCTGCTGATGGTATTACCCCACTACCTCCTTCTACTATGTCCAAAGGTAAGTCTGCCGGTGGACCAAGTGCCGATGCTGGAAAGAATCCTGGTAATCAAATGACTTCACCAGACAATAATATTCCAGCAATAAATGCTGAGGCAATGCATTCTGATGAGAAAATCGAAGTCTTAGGAATAGAGATATCATAATATGGCAATACCAGCATTACTAGGAGCAGCAGCAAAAGGACTGGCCACTGGTATGGCCAAAGATAAAGCAAAGGACTTTATCACTGGTAAAAAGAAGACGGTCAAACCAGATGCCATAAAGAAAAAAGGTGAACCTGATGGTGAAATCCAAAATAAAGGTGGAGCACTTGCTGTTAGACCATCAGCAGCATTAGTCCCCGCATCACTTGGACCAGTTCCAGCACCAGAAACTGCTACACCAGTGTCAGTAGGAAAGAAAAGTAAGTCAAGTTTACTGGAGCAGATAAGAGATAAGGTTGTTCAGATTGATCAAGTTCTTAAAAGAACTCTTGCTACTCAGAGAAATGCAGCAAAAGATGATAGAAAACAGCAGGAGAATGTAAAAAGAGGGGAACAAGAAAAGACACTAGAGAAAGTAGACCCTAAAGATAATGATAAAAAGGTTAAAGGACTTAAAGTTCCTGGTAAGGGACTGTTTGCTGGTATCTTTGATTTCCTTAAGAACATTCTTATTGGTCGTCTTCTTGTTTGGTTTATAGAAACTCAAAAAGGAGTTCCTGGTGGAAATATATTGCTTGGAATTGCTAACTTTGCGGAAGGTATAATTGATACATTGATTGGTGTCCTTGATGCCATTGGTGGATTCTTAGTATATACAAATAAAAAAAGTGATGAAGCCAAAGCATGGTTAAAAGAAAATCGTGGTGACGAAGCAGAGCAGAGATACGAAGGTTTACTTGGCGCATTAACAAATCTCTTTAATGCGTTTGTCATTGTTGGTAGTGCTTTTGCTGCACTTGGTGGATTAAAAGGTCCTGGTAGTGGTCCTAAAAAACCAGGTAAACCAGGAACACCAGGTAAACCTGGAGTAAAACCAACAACAAAACCTCTTGGTGCGGGAAAACCAGGAATGAAACCAACTGGTCCTAGTAGGGCCGCAGCATTAATGCAGAAAAAGCATGGTCATGCTGCAAGAGGTATCTATGAGAATGCTATTGATAATGGTAAGACTCCAAAACAAGCAAAGGCAGCAGTTGATAAGGCACTTAAGAAAGGACAGATAGTATCTAAACCGCAGACAGGTTCTCTTGGTGGAACTGATAAGGGTAGTAAAATTACCAAGGGTGGACTGAAGAAAGTTCCAAAGAGACTTGCCACGAAGGTTCTTGGTAAGCAAGGTATCATGGCAATGAAGGGTATTGCCAAAGGATTCAGTAGGATTCCTATCCTTGGTCCTATTGTTGTTGCTGTATCCTCTTTGCTTGCTGGTGAACCACCTGGACAGGCACTGTTTAAAGGATTAGGTGCTGCTCTTGGTGGATTCCTTGGAACCTTCATACCTATCCCAGTTCTTGGAACAATGTTAGGTGAGGTTCTGGGAACCTTTGTTGGTGATCTTCTGTATTCTCTTATCCTTGGTAAAGGTCCTAAGGAGGCAGGTGAGAAGTTAATGAAAGCAATACAGACTACCCTTGATGTGGGTGGACTTGCTCTGAAGTTCTTCATGGATGGTGGAAAAAGATTTATAGAGAACTTCCCAACAGTTGATGTACCTGACATAAAACCAGCATCATTGCTTGGAAATTTACTTTCAGTTAATCCATTGTACAAAGCAATGATGGACTTTGAGGTAAAAATCCCTGGAGGCCCAGGTGGATTAATACACAGAACGATCGACATAATTCCAGGAATACCAGATGAATGGAAGACTGCTTTAAAAGAAGGTTTCTCTATTCGTGGTATACTTGATGGATTACCAGGTCTTCAGGAAGTCTTGGGAATGTTTGCTCAATTCATTCCTGGTATGGATAAGTACATTGAGAATGGCGCACTGAAAAAATTACCAAACTTATTATTGACTACACCATTTGGACTTCCTTTCTTAATGCCTCATGTTGCCAAGTCATTCCTTCCAGATATATTTAATAGGGGTGAGAAGAAACCAAATAATGATGGAAAATCTGCGCCAGTAGATAGTAGCAGCAGTAGTCAAGGAGGAGGTTTCTTTGATAGTTTGTTTGGTGGTGCTGCTCAGGCTTCGGAACTACCAGAACTGAGAGGAAATGATGAGGGCGGTACTGACATACCTGATGGTGATGGACAAACTGCTGCTGGAACATCCACCAAGGGAATGATTACTGGACCTGCTGGATATAATAGAATCGGTGCTGGTGCTGCATATCACGTTGATACTAAGTTCCACAGCAGTCTTGGAATGGGCGGAATGATATCCGCAATGGATAAAATGGCAGACGCTTATGCGGCAAGAGGCAAAGAAATTGTCTTCTCTGGTCAGGGATATGCTAGACTGAAAGCATATAAGTCTGACTTAGATCCAAAAGAGAAGAAGGCATTGTTGACTAGTGCAATTGATGCTCACAGTCACTCTACATTTATGAGAGCAGAAGGGTTTAAACCATTTGACTACTATATTCCCGATACTGGAATCAGAGATTTGTATCATCCATCTACAGAGAAAGCAGAAATAATACTGCCAGACTTTGGTGGTACAACAAAGGTAGGTGCTCTTTATGGTGGTTATGGTAAGAGTGCTAACATCTTTGATTCCTCTGGTAAGCACGTCGCTATGACGGGTCACGGAGACTTAGCATACGCAAAAGGTGGAGAGACTCTGGGGATTGCTCATAGAGCAATCCTTGGTGAGGAAGGAAAAGAGTTTGTTGTTGATAATGATTCTTATCTTCCTATTGAGAAGAAAATACCAGGTTATCTTGATGAGATAAACGCAGCAAAAGGAGAAGATGCTGTTAAAGTTATAGAGAAGAGACATGCAGAGTTGATGAAGACCACCAATCCGAAAAGGATTTCCGATTATGATGCCAAGCATGGCAAAGGTGCATATTCTAAAAAGTTAAAGGAGAGACTTGGTAGAATTTATTCTTCATCTAAACCCTCCGCACCATCGGCTCAGGCAGGAATAAAACCAACAGGACAAGTTGTTGGTAGAGAAAATCTGTCACCACAAGCACAGGCAGCAATAGCACGATTGGAGGCTAAAAAAGGATTGCCACCTGATATGCAGTACACTAGAAATGGTAAGAACATATCTGCAGATCAATTCAATAGAGTCAAAGGGATGATGGGTGCAGCAAAAGAAGGTGGTGCTAAAGGTGTGTTAAATCACATGCTTTCAGGTGCGAAAGGTATGTTTGGTGGAATGATTGACAAACTGCAGGGTGCTGTTAATGACCCTAAATCATTCGTTGAATCGATGGGTGGAACTGTTGTTGACAGTAATAGTAAAGAGAAAAACATGGAGAGAGTCATGGCTCTACCTCCTGAATTGAGGAAGGCAGTCTTAGCGGACATGAAGAGAAGTGGTTCTGCTGAAGATTTGATGGATTACACTGATTATGAGAGACCTCAACAGCAGGAACCAATGATGTCTGGTGTGGGTGGCGGACAACCTTCTGCCAGCAATGAACCTAGTAGTAATACTACTATGGGTAGTGGAACACAAATGCATCGCGGTGGTGCAAGAGCAAGAAAATTCTCTTTCCGCTACAAACACGGGTAAATAGAGATAGAGGAGAGTAAAAATGGCAGAAGAAAATCAAGGTCAATTAGCAGGACCCGCTAACATACAGAAAATAGCAATAGCATCAGTCGCAAATGAGGGAACAGCGGTTGATGTAAGTGGTGGTATTATGGAGTTGCGATATTGGGAGAGTATTCTACAAGATTCTCCTAAAGCAACGGTCATTTTTGCTGACAGTGGAACTTCTATTAATAAGAAATCAGTCATAGAGGGTTTGCCATTACATGGTAGTGAACCAACTCTTATAGTAATGACAGATAATTATGACAATGAAATCAGTATAGAAATGCTGTGCTCAAAAGCATCTACACTAACAAAGGACTCAACAAAAAGCACTGTCATGTTAACACTTGATAGTGAGGAGCATTACTATAATGGACAAACTTCTATAAGAGAATTATTAGAAGGTAATATTGCCGATTCTATTAGAAAAATATTTACGGAAATCGCTCCCGCAGGATTGGCATCGGTAAAAGAACTTGATATTGAGGAGGTTGGTAATCCTTTGAGTTTTTATGGCAATGGATTTAAGGCATATTATGTACTGAATACTTTAGCAAAGAAATCAAAACCACAAGGCGGTGGTGGAACAAAGTCTGCGGGATACTTTTTCTTTGGGACATCTCAAAAGATGATTTTCAGGTCCATTGATAGTTTTTTTGATGAGGATAAAAATCCAAGAAAACTATCAATCATCTATAACAATTCACCTGATAGAAGCAAAAGTATACCAGAGGGATATGATGTAAAGGCACTGTCCTATGAGACTGACATTGCTGATGCTAGTAAACAAAGTGAGCAGGGGTCTAAGAAAACAAAACAGATAACGTTTGATCCTGCTAACTTTAACTTTACCCATGTTGTTCTTTCAGCATTGGAGGCTGTAGGTAATGCTGCTCAGTTTGAACCATTAAAGACGGCAGCAGAAGAACTACCCAAGTTTAATCCAAACTTTCTCCAAGAACCAGCAAGAACAACAATAGCAGTCAAGGATAGTGGAACAACTAAAACCCTTAATGATTCTGAATCAGAGAACTATACAACTCAGGACATTGAAAACCAGTCCATAATGAGGTATAATCAAATGTTCGCAACGAGAGTGAGTGTTACTATCCCAGGTAACTTCTCTCTACATGCGGGAGACTTGGTATTTTTTGATGGTCCGTCACTACAAGAAGACACAAAGAACGACGAGGTTGACAATGACGGTGGGGGACTATATATTATAGCAAGTCTATGTCACTACGTATCTCCTGAAAGAACTTTAACCAAACTAAGTTTGATAAGAGATTCTTTTGGAAGAACTGGTAATCACACTTCAAGGTAACTACACATGGAAAGTATCGAAAAGCATATTCAGAAGGATAAAGAGATTCTTGAGAATCCAACAACTTCTCCTCAACAACGCCGCCACATTGAGGGTGAACTACACGAACTAGAAGTATACGCAGAAAATCATAAAGAAGAAATCGCAGCAGGAGATCATCATGATCCGACTGCACTGGAACTCTATTGTGAGATGGAACCAGATGCAGACGAGTGTAGAATGTACGACGACTGATTAATATGGCAGACAAAGGGTTAGCAGATTCTGGTATTCTTGGCACTAGTTTTAACTGGTGGATCGGTCAAATTGCCGATGACTCCGTATGGAGGGAGAATATCATATGTGCTCCTTTTGAGAGTAAAGATGAAAACAAAGGATGGGCTAGAAGATACAAAGTAAGAATACTTGGTCTACATGACCAGGGTGAAACTAAAATTCCATCTGATAAACTCCCTTGGGCGCAGGTAATGTATCCTGTGACTGGAGGGGGTTTTCTAGCAGGTAGCGGACAAACACCAAACCTCCGCCAAGGAAACATGGTGTTTGGATTCTTCATGGACGGGCAGCAAATGCAAGTCCCCATCATCATGGGTGTTCTTGGTAACAATGCCAAGAACATAATGGCAGCAACCACTGGTGACAATAGAGTCACCAATGAACAACCTGGTAGTCTTGCTGTCAGTGGATATGCTACAGGACAAACCCCAAAGACTGGACCAGCAAAAGAAACTGCACCAGACCAGGATCTGGCAATCTCTAGACCAAACTTAAAACCAGAAGCAGCTCCACCACCACCAGGAGTAAAACTAAACAAGTTTGGACTAAGACCAGATAAACCTCTGACCAGTGAACAACTTGCTGATGCTCAAAATGCTAGAGCAACAGCAGATCAACAGGGATTAACGGGTCAAGATAGAGAAGACTTTGTAATGAAGTCTGTTGCTGATGGTATTAAGAGAAGAGCAAACATTGCTAATTCTCCAGCAACTCCTGCGAATGCACTTCCATTCAATGAAAGTCCTGACATTCAGCAAATCAATGCTGCTGACGTTAAGAATGATGATGAGATGGAGCAGAAGACTGTGATGGCAAAACCTGATGATCCAGTCCAGTCTGCAATGAAAGCTATGCAGACTATCATTGAGAATATGACTGCGAAGGTTGACAAATATCTTAATGCCATCCAGAGTTATGTTGATGCAGTATCAAGTGGCGCAGATGAGTTGCAAAAGTTTATTCATGACGCTGCTTGTCAGATGGCCAAGTATATGAAGGTCATATTTGACAAGATTATGGAGTTTGTTCTCAAGCAACTTAATGTTGTCATGCAGCAAGTTGTCGCCGCAATGCCAACTAATCTCAGACATGAGATGGGAGATCTGAAAGAAACTTTAAATGAGTTAATCCTGGGTGTTTATAACAAGATGATTAGTGGTCTCTGTGGTCAACTGGAGGCAGCACTGACAGACTCAGTACAACCAGAAAAGAGAGCAGCAGAGGCAAGAGCAAATGCTAACGGCATGTCTGCTGGCGGATATCCATTTAAAACAAAACCAAAAACGCCTATTTGTGTTGCTGAAGGTGTTACGGCAACTTTGTTATCAAAAAATAAAGACCAAATTACAGATGCAAATACAAACATTGTTAGGAGTTTAAACAATTATATTGGTGGAAAGCAAGACGAAATCAATTCAGTATCTGCTGGATTAAATGCAGGCGCAGATGCTGTAATGGGTGCTCTCGGTGGTCTGTCTAGTGTCGGAGATTTTGCTGCTACTGCTGGACAAGTTAGTGGGGGAATTGCTGGTGGAATAGGAAGTATTCCAGATATCTCTAGTAGTCTTGGTTCTGCACTCAGTTTTGCTAATGTTGTTACTAATGTATTTTCTGGTGAGTTAAAACCAAAACAGGCACTTGCAGACTTCCACCAACTTGGAACAGGCGGTTCTGCTGGAGGAGATACTCAAACTCCAAGTGTTGGCGCATTAGATTTCTCAGTAGCAGAGACTTCGCAGCAGAGAGCAGAACAGATTCCAGATGCAACACCACCAGAACCATTTGCACAACCTACTCCTGACCAAGCAATTGCAAGTGATCTTGATGAGTATACAAACACAAATCCAGATGGAAGTTATAAACCAATGACTGCGGAAGAGAAAGAATCTTTCGTTTTATTGTAATAAATACTAATTAATGAGACCGCAGTAATAACCGCAATATGCCTGCAAAACGTCCTGATATAGACACTAAGTACGACACTTTTAGTACTGGATCTGACTTGAAAAAGCAGAATCAGGATGTCCGTGTAGGGTATATTGATCCTGAGAGAGGATATGTTGATGGACTGACAGTTTATCAAGCCAATAAGTATGCGGAGGTAAATCCTGGAACTCAGTTCATTCATAAGAATAGGGATAGAGTAGCTTATATTAATATCAATACCGTTAATAAGTTAACGAATCAAAACATAAGACCAAGACAAGATTATAGACTTACTGATGATGAAGGAAATTATACTGGTTGTAATACAGTTAAAGGATTAATCACTAATCCAGACGGAACGGAACTACCAAATAAACCTGGAGAAGGTACTGCTCCATTTACTCCAGAGACAGATTCTGGCACTGGCACTGGTGGTTCTGGTACTGGTAGTACTAGTAGTTTTGGTACTGGTGGTACTGGTGGTGGCACTGGAACTGGTGGCGGTACTGGTGGTGTTGATGGTACTGGAACTGGTGGTTCTGGTACTGGTGGAACTGGTGGTACTGGTGGTACTGGTGGTACTGGAACTGGTGGTACTGGTGGTACTGGTACTGGTGGTACTGGTACTGGTAGTGCTTTTACTGGAACTAGTAATGATACAGACCAAAAAGAAGATCCTGTAGTTATAATTGAAGGTGGTGGTGGAGTTGGTGCTGTAGGAAAAGCAATTATTGGAGAAGATGGTTCTCTCCTTCATGTCAGAGTAGTTCATGGTGGATTTGGATATAGATTTCCTCCCCAAGTTAAAATTTTTGATCCAAATCAAAAGGGTGCTGGTGCCACAGCCAAATCTTTTACTGGAAGAACAATTAGAACTTCCGATCAACCTATAGTGTTTGATCGGGAATCCGATTTTGAAAATTATGATTTTAATTTACCTCCATTAGGTTTTGATCCATTAACCGTACCTTTCGGACAGTCATATTCTCTTAGTTCAAACACCGTAATTGGTGATTGGGATCCTAGAAAAGTTCTCAGCGTAACTCAAGCAACTGGATTTGAGCAAGAACTTAGAAAGTATCTTGATTTCTTAGCGGGTTTTGATCCCAATAAACCTTGGTGGACAACTAGAAACGAAGAACCCGTAAAGGTTGTTGGAGAGGGTAGAGAAAGAGTTGCAAAGAAAGCAGGAAATATTCTTTTCCCTGTTGAGCACCCAGCATGGGGTGGTGAAAAAAATATCTCAAAAGATTTGGTGAATGTTGAGTTTGAGGTATATGGACAAGGAACCAGAGGAAATAGATCTATCTACTATGAGTTTACTGCTCAAGATGGTTCTCATAAATTTAGAGTAAAGGGTGTTACCCATGAAGCAAGAAATGAAAAAACAAGAACTGATGTAATCAAAGTAAAAGCAAATACTACCTACGATGTAAAAGCTTCAGTCATCAGTGGGAGAGGTGCTAAGAGTGAAAAAGTAGAGCAAGGTCTCTTAGAGAAGGCAGGTAAAGGAGCAGCAGAAAATAGAAAGTTTCAGGAAGAACAGCGTAGCTCAACTATTTTTGGTGATATTATTGGTTCTTTAAATGATAACGACGATATTCAAATCACTGCAAAGAGAGGAAAATTTAAAGCATCTAATAGGAGAGTTATAAGCGTAGATGCTTCGGATGCACAAAAAGAAAAATTTAAGAGTCAACCAAATAGATTCAGAAGAGCAACTTTTGATTTGACTTATAGAGTGAATGTACCTGGTGCCACGACGGTTACCCGTACAATTTCGCCAAGTTTCATGAATAATAATGCCATATGTCCTACACTACCCTCCCATAAAGAAGGTAGTGATATGCATGGCAATTTATATACCATGATCTGGAAGGAGCAATTCCCCTATGATGGACAATACACCTTTAGAGGAATTTGTGATGATAAAGCAAATGTATATCTTGATGGTGAAAAGATAATGGTCCTTCCTGGTCATAAAGGAACGGATCAGAATTTTGCTCCAAAGAAGCATAAGATGTTTATTGATGAAGGTCTTCATGAAATCAAGATTGATTTGATTAATAAGACCTTTAAAAAAATTATAAAGAAAGAAATTACCTCAAAAGGTGGTAGAACAAAAAGCAGAATACCTGTTGACTTTGAAGTTTATGGACAAGGATCTCAAAAGAATACTAATCTGAGGGTTATCTTTACTGCTCTAAATGGATTAGATACATTCACGATTAGACCTAAGAAAGATTTTGTTAAAGGAAAATACAAATACACTAAAACTGTAAAAATTCTCCCAAACACTGACTATAAAATTAACTCAATAAATGTTGAATCATTTTCGTCTACCGCTGGAGGGGGAACAACAGAAATACCTATTATATTAGCAGAACCAGGAACAAAAGGTAGAGGAAAGAATTCTCGTATTGGTAGCGTTGAACGCAAAAAAATTATATATCTAGATGAAAAAGGAAATGATACAACTGCTCAACTGAGCATTGACTCAACATCACCAGAACTTACCGCTAAGTTCAGTGGAGATGGGTCTAAATTAATCACAAAGGGTAATGGTTTTGTTACTTTAAAATTTAAATGGGATGACAGTCCTAAAACTGCGGGATTAGCAGTTGGAGAATTAACAGTTAAGAATAAAACCTTTAAGCAAGTAGGTGAGAAGGGAACAGAAAGGAAAATTATTAAGATTGGAAACTCTGCAGGTGGCACCCCTGAAACTGAAACTACAATTGTTCACTCAATCAATTTTACTGGACTGAACAGTGCAAATAATCCTATAAATGTTAGTAAAAACAGAGACAAACTTTTATTAAAAGATGATGATGGTAGTGATACAAATGCGGAGATTATCATTGAAGATGTAAAAGGAGGAACTGCCGAATTCACTCTGGATGGCAACGGCATTATGGTAAAAGGAAATTGTTCTGTAAGAATAACTCTAGAATGGAATGATAATCCAAACACGGCAGGAAAAGCTTTAAATAAATTTGAAATTGGTGGTAAGGTATGGGCGCAAAGAGGAGAAAGAGGTATTAAAACCCAGACGATTAATCTTGAAGGAGCAATAACTGCTCCTCCAGAAGAATCTAAAATTCAATTAGTTCCAGAGCAGGGAACTTTAACAACCGAAGCCTTTAAATCTGGCGGAAGAGGTATTGAAGGTGGATCTAAACCTTCACAAGTTATGTTTGCAGACATTGTTGGTTCTACAAATGATAATGATGACATGCAGATTAGGTGCAGTGAGGGACTCTTTACTCCTTCTAATAAGAGAAAGAGTAAGGGATCCACAAAAAAGAGAACTGAAACAAGAGGTACTTGGGATTTAACTTATAGACTTCAGGTTGATTCTCCAAATGATCCACGTCTCGACTCTATCAGTCGTCAACTGAAGAGAGGTGGATTTGCCACAGATAGTGATATTCAGGAAGTAACTGTATTCAATACTAACGACTATATCAATAAGGCAGATAGAAAATTATTTAAAGTATATCCTTGTGCAGATGAGAAGAAGACTTTCTTTACTCAAAATGCTGTCACTCCTTTTAACCCACTAGAACTTGATAAAGACTTCCCAAAGATTACAAAACCAAGACCTGAGAAACCAAGAAAACCAAAGGTAAACTTTGAGCAAGATGGAAAGAACCTCAAGTTAAAAGTTACTGGATCTGGAAAAGTAAAAATTGGATTCCGATTAAAGACTGATGATAATTTTAGAACTGCTGGTGTATTTGCAGAGGAGATAAGAATTAGTACAGATGAATCAGATGTCTTTCTAAAAAGAGCACGGATCAAGGGTAGAATCAAAGAAAAAGAAAAAATCGATGGAGAGGGTGTATTCACTGCAGGAAGAGAATATAATATCAAAGTTATTGGTGGTTCTAGTACCTCTGGTTTTAAGCCGGTTGATAAAACTAAAGTCTTCTTTGATGATAATATTGATAATGGATTTGATCAGAATGGTGCATTAAGTATTAAGTATATTAATGTTATAGAAGAAAAGAGGGAACTTGGTCCTCTTCCTAATGGTGCTGCAAATAAGATACCATCAGAAAGGTACAAAGGTGACACTAATGATTATGCAGGAACTCATATCATCAGATGGAATAATGTTAGATTCCCAGTAACGGGTAATTACAAAATTGGCGTTATGGTTGATGATAACGTTAGGATTGAGATTGGAACAAAGCAAAAAGGTAATGTAGTTAATATCTACAAGAAAGGATTTACTGAATCTGGTAGATCAAGTGGTAAGAGCGAATACATTGAGAACATACCAGAAGGAAACTATACGATTACAGCATACTTACAACAGATTCCTGGTAGACCAATCAATGATGGTAACCCAATGGGACTTGCTATCAATATTGATACGGTCTTTGCAGAAGTAGAAGAAGAAGTTATTATCAATAAGACTTGGTATCAGAATCCATATGGTGCCGCATTAACGATCCATGCACCGTTACCACCAGTTCCTACTGAGAACATAACTCAGGAGGATTCTCAGTGCCCTAAGAATCCTATATGGACGACAAGATTTAATCAGGCTGCTGGTGAAGACAGATGGATACCTGTGAATCATCGTGCTGCTAATGGAAATAGAACTTGGAGTAGATTCATGAACTCCTATGCACTGTCTCCAATTCTTCCTTTAGGAACGCCTAGCAGTGGTCAAGGTGGTACAACTTGGGAAACGAAGTGGGATCTTGACATCCCTTATGATGGATACTATAACTTTAAGGGTGCTGTAGATAATGAAGCAACGGTATCTATTGGAACTCATGTTATTAAAAAGTTAGATCCTTTTGGTACTGCAAAAAAAGATTTAACTGATAATAAAATTTTCTTGAGAAAAGGAAAGGTAGAAATTAGTGCCTCTGTATTTAATGAAGAGACAAGGCAACCTGTTTTGGTTGAGAGAAAGTGCTTTAATAGTGCAGACTGGGCGTCTAAACCAAAAGATAAACCAGATAGGATTGGCGTTGACTTTTCTGTTTATGGTGCGGGATCAAAGAAAAATATGGGATTGAAGTTTGTCTTCAAGGAGAAAGGTGGAGATCATACTTTTACAATTAACAATGTTGATGAAAGTAAAAAAGTAGAGAACATTAAAAAGAGAGTAAAGCGTAATACTGATTATAAAGTTACTGCGATTGCTACTGGAACTAAGAATACTGAAGACAAGAAAAATAATACAAGAGAATTTAATATTGATTTTGACGGATTGAATAAGGCAAATAATCCTATTCAGGTTTCGGGTGCTAGAAAATCTTTAAGATTATTAGATGGTGATGGAGATGATAGAAATACTAGATTTCATATTCAATCATCATCTCCTGGGTTAGATGTTAGATTTTCTGATGATGGTAAAAAATTAGTTGTTAAAGGCAATGGCAATGGTAATGTAACTTTAAAACTTAGTTGGGATGATAATCCTAAAACTAATGGTGTTGCTGTCAAAGCAATTAAGATACTCGGAGAAACTTGGAGACAATCTGGAGAGAAAGGAGACGAAACTAAAACTATTAAAATCGGTGGCAACTCAAAAGAAGTGAAGCTTGTTCCAGAACAAGGAACACTGAAGGAAGGATCATTTGGTTCTAATAAAAATGATGGTGCTAAAGAAAGTCCAAATCAATCTGATGTTATCTTTGCTGATGTTATTGGTTCCGCAAATGATAACGATGACATGCAGATTAGATGTAGCAATGGTATCTTTACTCCATCTAATAAGAGAACGGGTGTAAAGGGTACATCAGGTCAAGGAACTCAAAAGAGAAGCACTTGGGATCTTACATTTAGAGTCGATGCTGCAGAAGAAGCAGCAACAACTATTACTGAACTAAATGGAGTGAACTATGTCGGACCAGAACTTGCTTCATATAGAAGAGGAAAACTTGGTAAACTTTTATCACCATTCTTCCCACTTGGAGAAGACCAGGGTGGTGATCTTCTGAACGGTAAAACCTGGGAAATGGTATGGGAAAATGTAGACTTCCCAATCTCTGGAAACTACGATTTTCTTTTTGAGGTTGATGATATCGTCGCGGTATTTGTAAGTAATGAAGAAAGTAAGTCAAAAAATATAACTTACACAGAAATTGCTACAACAACATTAAAAGAGGTTAGAGAAAATGGAAACAATCCTGTCTTAAAAAAAGCAAGAATTGAAAACGGGAAGCGTAATGTTAAAGTTATACTGACAAATCTTAGTTTTAATAATACTTTCCGCACGAACCCAACATACTTTGGTATGAAAATTAAATTTAGGGATTTCGTTCTTCAGGCAGATGGAAGATCCTGGTTAACCAATCCTGTTGGCATAAGTGCTGTGTTACTTGCTCCTCCTTGTCCAAGAGATTCTGGTGGGGTTGGAATTGTTACCGCCATTACTGTGACTGAACCAGGAAATGGATATACACCGAAACCTCCTGGTGATAGTGATTTTGTAAATGTTACGGTTGACCTTACTGGTACGACGATTGATACTCCTGGAATAGGATACACGCCTGGAGATACTGCTATTATCTCTACTGGAACTACATCAATCGTTGCTCCTATTGAAGTTGGTGAATTTGGAAAGGTGACAAAAGTTGGCATTCCAACATCCTCTGGAAGACCGGGATCAGGAATACCTGTTACTAGAACTCCTGATATTAGTATAATCACTACTACAGGAACCAATGCTATAGTGAAACCAGTAACAGAATTGGTAGTTGATCCAGTGGATGTTGAACCAGAAAATCTGATTCAGATTACTGACCTGGCAGGACTCAAACAGACTGGATATATTCAGGGTCGTGCATATTATGGAGAGGTTTACTATGAAAATGGTATTCCTTTTGCGGGCAGATACAAAACTGCAGGCACTCCTATCCAAGTTTATGCTACTCTTCAGGAGAGTATTAATGCTGAAGTTACCACCAGACCTTCTGCAATTCAGAGATCTGGTACTGATATCAATAGTAATGATCCTAGACTTAATATTCCAGGAACTCCCGATAATCTTGTTTAAATAGTCATAACTAGGAAATAAAATGCCAAGACAGAAGAACACCGACAATTCTAGAGCGAGTAACTCCACTGCAAAGTGTAATTTTAATGCCATTCAATATGGAAATGATCATGGTAGAATTGCTTTCGGTAAAGTTCACAAGAAAGCAGATGTAACTTCCTCTGTAATGTTGGAGGCCAAAGATGGTCGCCATAAATTCTCCATGGATCATGATGGGCAGAGAAAAGGGTGGACAACTCTAACCTCTCCTGGTTCTATCCAGATGAAGTGTGGTCATGATTTAGAGGAAGAGGAAGATGGTTTTTTCCTGGAATCAATAAATGGTGACATTGACATTATCGCAACTAATGGTAAAATAAGATTACAAGCAAATGATATTGAACTTGTTACCGTAGGTGGAGACACCGATGCTGGTCATATCAAAATGACCGCAAGCGAATCCATCACGATGGATGCCAAAAAAATTACATGTACTGGTAAAAATTTGGTAAGATTAGCAACACCAAACACACTAGACCTTGTTGCTAATGGTCAAATGAAATTCATATCGGGTGTTTGTAGAGCTGCTACAAATGGTTCTGCACAAAAAGATAGTAAGTACAATCACAAGTTTTTCAACGATAAGGAATTTAGTATTACTTAAATAAAATGTCATTCTTCACAGACGATCAAAATATTGGCGGACAACTCAAGGTTGGAACAGGTTTTGTTCCTGCTATTGGAGAAAGTCTTGCGAAAGTTAATGGTTCCATGTATGCGGAAGGACCTGCTGTGTTTGGAGCACCGCAAGAGTTCATCATTCCATATGCGACAGTATGTATTGGTCCATATGCTAACTCTGACCCATCTCCAGTTTCATCGGTAGCAGGTATTCTTCCTGGTATTTTAATTCCTGGTGGAAACCATAGTAAGTATTCTCTTGCTGTCTCTGGACCAACAGCATTTCTTGGTGTAGTTGATACCAATGATGATATGTTTCCTGGTGGAAACTTAATTGCTCAGGGACACGTCATGTCAAATAATGGTGGACACATTCTTGCAGCAAAGAAGAACTTTGATATTCCACACCCAACTAAACCAGGATATAGATTACGCCATACTTGTCCTGAAGGACCATCTAATGATGTTTACTGCAGAGGTAAAGTAGTTAATAGAAAGGAGATTTTACTACCTACATATTGGAAGGGACTGGTTGATTGGACTACAATCACAGTCAATCTTACTCCCATCGGAGCACATCAAAACGTAATTGTGAAGCGTGTTGATGAAGAGAAAGTCTATCTCCAATCCAATGGAGGTATTCCCATCAATTGTTACTATCACATTTTTGCTGAAAGAGCAGATGGAGAGAGACTTATCCCTGAATATGAAGGAGAATCTCCAGCAGATTACCCTGGAAACAATGACGAATACTCTGTTTCTGGTTACCACTATGATAAGAGAGGAGAATAATGGCTGAGTTTTTAAAACCTGAAATTAACTTTGATACTCATTGTGGAGATCAACCAACCTTTGGTAGATTATCTACAATGTATGATTATCCAACCAAGGGTATCACTCAAGCATCTTCTTACCCATCAGAAGCATGTCAACCTTGGTTGCATTACAATATGCGACTGGGTAACTTGCAGATTGATCAGACATTAGCAGTAGGTGGAACAGGAGCATTTGGAGGAACTGTAACTGCTCCAACATTTCAGGGAGTTATTAACCAACAATCCTGGAAAGGATTTGACATCAAGCATCCCAATAAATCAAATCATCGTTTAAGACATATTTGTCTCGAAGGTCCTGAAGCAGGAGTATATTATAGAGGTAGACTGACTGGAAAAAATACTATTAAACTCCCACCCTACTGGGAAGGGTTGATTGATATTGATAGCATTACGGTAACTCTTACTCAAATTGGATCCTCTCAAGATTTAATCGTTGAGAGTATTGATTGGGGTAAAGTTGTTAAAGTAAAGTCTGGTAATGGAACTAGTATTGATTGCTATTATGTAATTCATGCAGCAAGGACTGATGGAGAACCTCTTATTGTTGAGTATGAAGGAGAAACTCCCTCAGAATATCCTGGGGATGATAAACAATTCTCAATTTCTGGATATGATTATGATGCCCGTGGAGATAAGAGCACGAAGGAGACTAATCAGTAATGTCCAATCCATTTTCAGGCGACACCACCACCACTGGAGCAAGAGCAGGTAATGCTGCTTATAATAACCTGTCTACTGAGGCAACGGATGAAACGAATGCAATCGCAGCGATTCCTGGACTAGTTGGTGGTGGAGTAATTACAAAGATTGCCGATACTGCTGGTGAATCTGGTGGGACAAAGGTTGTGGAAGATTTTGTTCCTCCACCATCTGCAGCAGTACCAGATTATCAAAACATTCAGCAAACTAAATTTGATAATATTAAGAAAGTTACAGTTGCTATTGATGACCACCTTGAGAGAACATATGTTGACGTTATCAATGCAAAGAAAGCAGAGATAGTGGTTCTTTCTGGTCAGTTATACTCTGCTGCTACAGCAACATATCCCGCTGTCAATGAAAGACTTGTAACAACCACTGGAGCAGCATCTGGAGATGATGCATATGCAGCA